TAGAAGATGTAATTAGTGCTTTTGTAGTCTCTGATACATTTGATGCTACAGGTGTAGCTATCCTAGGTACATCTCTTAATTCAGAACATAAAAAACTACTAAGTACATATGACACCGTTCTAGTTGCGTTAGACCCTGATGCTGCAAATAAAACATTGCAATACACTAAAGACTTGCGTAACTACGTAATTAGTGTTAGGGCTGTGAGCTTACTAGACGATATTAAATATAAGAAAGATATAGATGTGGAAACAATAAGAGGATTAATATAATGGAATTAGCTTTAATAAGGTCTTTGATGGACAAGGACTTCTACGAGAACTACAAGGGAACTAAATGCCCTGACAAGTTGTTCAGTAAAGACATACGAAAGATTAAGCAGACGCTAGACTACTCTATGGATAAGTATGAGCGTAGTCTCACCGCTGATGAGTTGAAGGCTCTGTTTATGACTACGAACTCTACCATGACTACGGCTAACAAATTAGTGTTCGATGGACTATTCGGGCAATTAGCTAAACAGCAACCTATGACTAATGCTATAGCAGAGGATGTGTTGTCAGAGTTGTTTAGACAGGCTGTCGGTGAAGACATAGCGAACATAGGCTTTGACTACGTTAATGGCTCATTGAAAACTTTAGAGCCGTTGCGTAGAATAGTAGAGCAGTACAATGATGACTTCCTACCTAACTTGAAAGTTGAGTGGGATGACATTAGTATGGACACGCTACTGCAACTCAATGACCTAGAAGCTAAGTGGAAGTTTAACATACCTACACTTCAACGTAGGGTAGAGGGTGTGAACGGTGGGCATCTAATAGTGCTAGGTGCTAGACCCAATACAGGTAAGACTTCTTTCCATGCTAGTATGATTGCAGGTCCAAATGGTTTTGTTAAGCAAGGGGCTAAGTGTATCGTACTCGTTAACGAAGAGGCATACCACAGGGTAGGTGCTAGGTATCTGAGTGCAGCTACAAGTATGTCATTAATAGATGTAAAGAATAATCCTGCCAAAGCAGGGATGTTATACAAAGAAGTTGCAGATAAGTTACACCTCAAGGATTGCACAGGTAAAGACTTAGCTTGGGTAGAGCAGTTAGTTAAGACTTGCAAACCTGATATACTTGTGCTAGACATGGGGGATAAGTTTGCAGTAAAGAATAGTGACAAGTCGGATGTATACCTGAAGGAAGCAGCTATCTACGCTAGAAACATAGCTAAACAGTATGGCTGTGCTATATTCTGGATGAGCCAGTTGTCTGCCGAAGCAGAGGGTAGGATTGCACCGAATCAGTCTATGCTTGAGGGTTCTAAGACAGGTAAGGCTGCAGAAGCTGACCTGATGATACTCATAAGTAAAGACCCTCTTGTCCAAGGAGTCGAAGAAGAGTCTGACATACGACACTTAATCATAGCCAAAAACAAACTAACAGGTGGATGGCATGGTCAGGTGGATTGTAGGTTAGACATAAACAAATCACATTACTTACCATAGGGGATAGTATGAGAACGATATTAGATGTAGAGAATACAGTAACGACCAGAGATGGTAAGCTACACCTAGACCCATTTGAGGCAGACAACAGTTTGACTATGATTGGGTACGGCAATGCTGACACAGATGAGAAGCCATCTATATCTGTGTTCGACCATGCAGAACGTCAGTCGGACACAAAGGACGCTGTACAGGATGTATTAGACAAGACTACACTACTTATAATGCACAATGCACAGCATGACTTACAGTGGCTGTGGGCGTGTGGGTTTAAGTATGATGGCAAGATATATGATACCATGTTAGCTGAGTATGTCTTAGCTAGAGGACTAAAGCGTAGGCTATCTTTAAAGGACTGTGCTGAACGCTATGACTTGCAGTATGCCAAGCAGGATACACTAAAAGAGTACTTCAAGAAAGGCTACAGCACTAGAGATATACCTTTTGATGACCTGTGTTTCTATCTAGATGGTGACATCCTAGTTACGAGGGCGTTGTTTCAGACCCTAGAGCATAAGTACAAAGATGAAGAGAACCATAGCTTACACAATGTATTAGATATAACTAATAACGTATGTAAGACTCTTACTCGTATGTACATGAATGGTGTTAAGATTGACAAAGCTGCATTGGATGCAGTGCAATCAGAGTTTGAGAATGAAAAGGCAGAGATAAAGCAACGGCTAGAAGTATACGTAGAACAGGTAATGGGTGACACTCCTATTAATCTCAACAGTCCAGAGCAGGTGTCTCAACTTATCTTCAGTAGAAAGGTAATAGACAAACATATATGGGGAGAAGACTTGTTTGCTTACACGACAACGCCTAAAGAGTTTACAGATTGTGTAGATGCTAACACAGAAGTACTTTATAAAACAAAGGCTTACAGGTGCGGTGATTGCAGAGGGCAGAGGTACACTTACAAGACTAAGAAGGATGGCAGTCTATTTAAGAAACCTAACAAGTGTACCAACTGTGATGCACAAGGGTACTTACTAAAACCCTTGAAAGAAAAAGCAGGGTTAAAGTTTGATGCAGTAGGTAAGACATGGGTTAGTGCTAACGGCTTCTCTACATCTAAGAAACAGATAGAGAGTCTAGAGGTGTATGCTCGTTCTAATGATTGGCACTTCCAAGCTAACTTCTTAGGTGACTTACGTAGACTGTCTGCACTAGAGTCGTATCTCTCATCGTTTGTTAATGGCATACGTATCTTCACTAAGGATGATAACTACTTGCATGTAGGACTGACCCAACATATCACATCTACTGGTAGATTCAGTGGACGTAATCCTAATATGCAGAACATGCCTAGGGGCAATACCTTTCCAGTTAAGCGTGTGTTTACGTCTAGATGGGATGGCGGTAAGATAATGGAAGCTGACTTTGCACAGCTAGAGTTTAGGGTGGCAGCATTCCTAGCTCAAGACAAGACTGCTATGGATGAAGTAGCTACAGGGTTTGATGTGCATTCGTATACTGCCAAGGTTATTACAGATGCAGGTCAGGAGACATCCAGACAGGATGCAAAGGCTCATACATTTGCTCCTTTGTATGGAGCTAGTGGTTATGGCAGGACTCCTGCAGAGGCAAAGTACTATACACACTTTAATGAGAAGTACAAAGGTATAGCTGCATGGCATATTACTTTAGCTAATGAAGCTATGGATACGAACAGAATACAAACTCCATCAGGTAGACAATATGAGTTTGAGCACATGGTACGTAGAGGAGATAGGGTTAGTAACTTTACGATGATAAAAAACTATCCTGTGCAGGGATTTGCTACAGGATGCATTGTACCAGTAGTTATGATGGAGTTTGAGAAAGAACTTGACAACATGCAGTCATGTCTGGTAAACACAGTACATGATTCGATTGTTGTCGATGTACATCCTGATGAGATAGATGAAGTGATAGCAGCAGTAGCTACGATAAATTCAAATCTGCACGACATTATCTATTCTTACTATGATGTTGATTTTAATGTACCTCTACTATTAGAGGCAAAAATAGGAGATAATTGGCTTGACACGAAAGACGTTTAAGAGTATAACTATAAGTCTATTTAAAACCAAAGGAGAAAATAATGGTTGATAACGAACTTGTAACGCAAGATAATATGAATAACTTTGCTGCTATGTCTAAGTTATTAGGTGTAGCTAACACATCATCACCTTCTGAAAAGAAGACATCTATGTTAGCTAGAGTTAAAGTACTGCACACACCTATTATGGGTGAGCAGGAGATTGGCGGTAAGATGAAAAACATTGAGGTAGTAGAGGGTGGCAGTTATGCTATTCAACTTCCTGATGATACTATGGTATATAGTAAGGGTATTACTATACAGCCCTACGTACAAAGGTTTTCGTACAAACGCTATGTACAGTCTACAAGCCCTGATTCTAAAGGGTACTACCATAAAACTGTTATGGCTGATAATCTTAATAGTGACTTGCACGATAATCGTGGTACGTTTAACTGTGGCAAACCTGCAGGATACATACCTGATTTCAAGGCACTAAGTGAGGAGATGCAAACTCTCATTAAAACTATTAGGAGAGTGCGAGTTATATTTGGTTTGGTAACTTTAGATGACCCTGTGGACAGTAGTGGTACGTCAATTAAGGTAGACGATAACATACCGTTTATCTTTGAGGTAGATAACAGAACTAGTTTTACTACTTCAGGTGCTCCTTTTGATAAGCTATCTAAGTTGCATCACCTACCGTATCATTATACAATGAAGTTTACTACGGAAGTACAAACACTACCTACTGGTGCTGTGTATTATACAGTTGTTGCAGGTTTAAATCCTTCATCTACTAAAGTACCAGAAGCAGATAAGGCTACAGCTACATCTTTTTTAGAGTGGGTAGACAATCATAATGATTACATTATGAATGATTACAAAGAACACTCTAAGAATAAAATGTCTGATGATGACATTGATATAGTAGATGAGTTCTTAGGTTCGCCTGACTTAGAAGGTGTATCATAGCATGAACCATCCTGCAGAACTGCCCATAAGAGCGTTCTTAGATAACGCTGTCAAAGGCAAATCTATAATGTCTGATGAAGTAATTGATGGTGTTGTAGAAGACTTGAGAGCAGCTTTAAAAGAGACAGTTCTCAGGACAGCCTAGAGACAAATTTAAACTCAGACCTTCGGGTCTGGGTAAACCTACATGTCAACTGTGGTTTGAAAAGAATAAACCTGAGTTAGCACAAGCTATGCCATCTAACTTTATGATTAACATGGTAATAGGAGATATAGTTGAAGCTATCTTTAAAGGCATACTACGTGCCTCTAAAGTTGACTTTGTAGACAGTGCTAAAGTAAAGACTACCATAGCCAATCAAGAGATTGTAGGTGAGTATGACTTAACTATAGATAACAAAGTAGATGATATTAAGTCTGCATCATCTTGGTCTTACACTAATAAGTTTTCTGACTACACTAAACTTAGTGAGAATGACTCATTCGGTTATGTAGCTCAACTCGCTATATATGCTAAAGCTTTGGGTGTTGATGTCGGTGGATGGTGGGTACTTAATAAAGCCAATGGTGATTTTAAATATGTGTCAGCTAGACAAATGGACACAGAAAAAGAGATGGCTAAGATAGAAGACACTATCAACTACATCGTAGAAGACAAACCTTTTGAAAGATGCTTTACAGATGTGCCTGAGACATATAGAGGTGTACCTTCAGGTAATACTGTACTACCTAAAGAGTGTCACTTCTGTAGGTTTAAGCGTACGTGTTGGGAAACTTTACAAGAACTACCTTCTAAGGTATCTAAAGCTANAGAGTTACCTATAGTAGAGTACATTACGTTAGCTAAAGTAGCGTAATGGCTTACTGGAGAAAGAACAAGTACGGTGCTAACGTACGTAAGATTAACAATAAATATAGGAGTGGATTAGAAGATAAGGTCTCATTGTTTTTAGAGACTAGACAAAACAAAGTCAGGTATGAAGCCTTGAAAATAGAGTGGGAAGACCTACGTTATAGAACTTACACACCTGACTTTGTTTTAGATAATGGTATTATCATAGAGACTAAAGGATTCTTTGATGCAGAAGACAGAAGAAAACACTTAGAGATACAAAAACAACACCCTGAGTTAGACATAAGATTTGTGTTTACATCTACATTCAGTAGAATATACAAAGGTTCTAATACAACGTATGGTATGTGGTGTGAACAAAAAGGTTTTCTTTATGCACATAGAATTATTCCATTTGAGTGGTTGACAGAAGATGGAAAAGAGATTATAACAAAAGTAATTAAACTTAAAACTCCTAGGAAGGATGCTATATGAAAATAAACTACAATGACTTTGCTTTAGTGCTTACACCCAAACAGTCTAGTAAAGGTTGGACAGGTGAAGTAGATATAAATATAAAGTATGATAAACATAATGAACTTGCTGATGATGACATAGATGCAATAGTTAATCTTATGACTCTTATGACTACTTGTGTAGACTTAATGGAAACAGATAAAACTTTTCTAGAACAGGTGTTTAATCATAGAGATGCTTTAGATGTAGAGGACGAATTAACAGCTATGGATTTGCTAGAAGATGAAGTTCAAGTTGTACCTAATGTAATTAAACGTGAAGGCAATGTAATTAAACTTAATTGGGGAGCTACTAAATATGTCTAACGTGTATGCATCTACCCATTGTTCTATGTGCAATAGCCTTTTAGATGACAACTTAGAATGTCCTGAATGTGAGGTGTGTGGTATTGGCGTTGGTACAGATATGGTTAATCACCCACCTCATTACAATGCAAGAGGTATAGAATGTTTAGATGCCATACGTGCAGCGACATCAGATGGGTATCAATACTACTTGCAAGGTAACATAGTTAAGTATCTATGGCGTTACAGATACAAGAACGGCATGGAAGACTTAAAGAAAGCTGAATTTTATTTAAAGAGGTTAATGGATGAATATG